CCAGCAGTCCTCAGAGACGCAGAAAAAAGGGCAGTTGGATTTGTTCAAAGAAATGATGCGCTCTCGCGCTAAAGGAGGCGGTAATGGACAGAACTCTTGAGATTTTGCTTCTTAAAGTCCGAGACGACTTAACCGCTAGACGAAATGCTCTGACCGAAGGCCAGTGTGGCACCTTCGATCAGTACCGGGAACTCACGGGGATTATTCGGGGTCTAATCCTTGCCGAGCAGCACATTATCGACCTCGCACGAACCATGGAAGAAGCAGATGAGTGAAGAACAATCCGCAGCAACGCAATTGCCCAAGCCGCAAGGGTACAAATTGCTGTGCGCAGTACCAGAAGTAGAAGATAAGTTTGAGTCTGGAATCCTTAAAGCGGACTCTTCGGTACGAATTGAAGAGCACAGCACGGTGGTCCTCTTTGTTATTAAGGCCGGTGAAATGGCTTATAAGGACGCGGACAAGTTTCCTACGGGGCCGTGGTGTAAAGAGGGCGACTTCGTTATTACCCGTGCTTACGCTGGCACTCGCCTGAAGATCCATGGTCGAGAGTTTCGGCTTATTAACGACGATATGGTCGAGGCTGTTGTCGAAGATCCCCGTGGTATTACCCGCGCTGGTTAAGGAGAAATAGTATGGCTGAGTACAAGTTCCCAGACGAAGAGAATAACGAAGCTGATGTCAACATTGACATCGACTCGGAAGGTGATATTGAGCTTGAAGTAGTTGACGATACGCCCGAGCCAGACCGAGGGCGCAAGTCACTGGACAAAGAGCCTGATGAAGTTACCGATGAAGAAGTAGCTACATATAGCGACAAAGTTCAGAAGCGCATCAAGGAGCTTGCACACTCAAAGCACGATGAACGCCGTGCTAAAGAAGCTGCTCTGCGTGAAAAAGAAGAGGCTGTTAAGTTTGCGCAGCAGGTTTTTGAAGAGAATAAAAAATTACGGGCTGGCTTGGCTGATAACCAGACCCAGAACGTAGAGCTTATTAAGGCAAAAGCCGGCTCCGAGCTTGATATTGCGCGACGCAAGTATAAAGAAGCGCAAGAATCCATGGACCCGGATCAGATTCTTGAAGCTCAAGAGGCGCTGACCGAAGCAAAGATTCGATTGAATCAAATTGAATCTTATCGCCCACCCCCTTTACAAGAAAAAGAAGATACGGTATATACTGAGTCCGTACCTCAGAACGTCACTGCTCCGGACGAAAAGGCTACGCGCTGGCAAGCGCAAAACCCTTGGTTTGGCGAAGATGATGAAATGACCAGTTTAGCGCTTGGGGTACACCGTAAACTGGTATCCGCTGGTATTGACCCGCGCACTGATGTTTATTACGAGCGCCTTAATGCTCGCATTAAAGAAATATTCCCCGATAAATTCGGTGGACCCTCTCGTAACGACAAAAAACCTGCGAATGTCGTTGCGCCAGCCACGCGTACAACTGGGGCGAAGAAAGTTCGCCTGACGCAGACGCAAGTGGCATTCGCAAAACGGCTCGGAGTCCCGTTACAAGACTACGCAAGAGAAGTTGCTAAACAAATGGGTAAAGACAATGGCTGAGAACCGTACTGATCGCAGTATTACTAACCGTGACGCGGAAACGCGTGAGCGGCGAGTTCGTCAGTGGCAACCAGCCGCGACTCTTCCATCCCCCAACCCTATTCCCGGTTACGAGTTCCGATGGGTTCGTACCGCGATTCTTGGGCAGCCTGATCCGACTAATATGTCGGGCAAACTGCGCCAAGGCTGGGAACCGGTGAAGGCGGAGGACCACCCTGAGCTTATGCTCGACGCAACTAAATCTGGAAATATTGAGATTGGCGGGCTTATTCTCTGTAAGATCCCCACGGATTTTATGGACCAGCGCAGCCAATACTACGACAAGCAATCGCGCGCGCAGATGGAGTCGGTCAATAACACGCTATTCCGTGAGAATGACCCCCGTATGCCTTTGTTCAAGGACCATAAGTCCGAGACTTCGCGCAGTGCATTTGGTACAGGTTCATCTAAACTTTAATTTTTGGAGGCCATAAATGGCTGCTGTAGCTTCTCCTTATGGGCTTCGTCCGATCAATTTGATCGGCGGTCGCCCCAATCCCGGCGGTGCCATGCGCGAAATCGCATACACCGTTGATAACGCCACGGCTATTTACACTGGCGACATCATCCTGATCGGCGCGTCTTCGGCGGGTCAGCCCACCGCCGCTTCGGCCACCGTTACGACTTCGACTGGTGGTGTGGTTGGCGTTTGCGTCGGTGTCAGCTATGTTGACCCGGTTCTGAAGTATCAAGTTCATACTCAGTTTTTGCCCGCAAACGCGGTCACTGCTGGCTACAAGAACATCGTCATCAAGGTTAACGACGATCCGCAACAGCTTTATCAGATCCAAGCGGCTGGTTCGGTTGCTGCAACGACTCGCGGCTATCAAGTAGCCGTTGAGAACCAAGGCGGTAGCGTCACCACGGGTCTTTCGACCCTTCGCGCTGGTACTCCCGCCCGTACGGCTACGCTCGCTCTTCGTATTGTTGACTTCATTGACGCCGGTAGCAACTTTACCGACCTCATCGTCAAGTTCAACACGGGCGTGCATATGTACGATGCAACCACCGTTACCGCCGCCTAAAAGGATATAAATCATGGCTATTAGTCGTTCCCAACTACTCAAGGAACTGCTCCCCGGCCTGAACGCACTGTTCGGCATGGAGTACAACCGTTACGGCGAAGAACACAAGGAAATCTACGAAGTCGAGAGTTCCGAGCGTTCGTTCGAAGAAGAGACCAAGCTGTCTGGTTTTGCTCCCGCCCCGGTGAAGACCGAAGGCGCTGCTATCGCCTACGACACTGCGCAAGAAGCATGGGTTGCTCGTTACACCCATGAAACCATTGCGATGGGCTTCTCTCTGACCGAAGAAGCTGTCGAAGACAACCTGTATGACTCGCTGTCGGCTCGTTACACCAAGGCTCTGGCCCGTGCAATGGCTTACACCAAGCAAGTCAAGGCTGCTTCGGTGCTGAACAATGGTTTCAGCCGTAACTTTCTGGGCGGTGACGACCGTTCGCTGTTTGGTACTAACTCGTCTGGCTCGGTGACTAACCACCCGCTGGTTAACGGTGGTACTAACTCCAACCGTCCCGCAACCAACGTCGATCTGAACGAAACCTCGCTTGAGGCGGCTGTTATCCAGATCGCTGCTTGGACCGATGAGCGCGGTATGCTGATTGCGGCTAAACCCCGTAAGCTGATTATCCCGCCGTCACTGATGTTCGTTGCTAAGCGTCTTCTGGAAACGGAACTGCGCGTTGGTACTACCGACAACGACATCAATGCGCTGAAGGCGATGGGTTCCATCCCCGAAGGCCATACGGTTAACCACTTCCTCGTGGATCCGGATGCTTGGTACCTGATGACCGACGTTCCTAACGGTCTGAAGCACTTCGTTCGTACCCCCATGTCCACCGGCATGGATGGTGACTTTGATACCGGCAACGTCCGTTACAAAGCCCGCGAGCGTTATAGCTTCGGCTGGTCTGACCCCCTCGGTATCTGGGGTTCGGCTGGTTCGACCGGCCCGACCATCCCGCTGTAAGGCTTGGGATTCTCGGTTGGAAAAGGGGCTTCGGCCCCTTTTCTTTTTGTGCTTTATATGTTAGTTTCTGAATAACCAAGTTCACCTGCTCATCAACTGGCTTGGCAGACTTCTCCCTTGAGATGATGAGCGCAAATAAGGGAAACTATTATGTCGATGGCGACTTTTTCGGGTCCGCTGCGTTCGGGCACCGTTCGTTATGGTGATGTCACCACGCAAAACACTGGGTTGATTACTATCGCTCAGTCAGCAAACGTGGCTTTCGGTGTGATGACCGGTACGCCCGCCGCTCAAAACCTTTTTACACTGCCCGCTGGCTCTAAGATTCTCCGTTTTACGGTTGAAAAAACTACGGCAATTAGCGGTGGCAGCGTTTCGGCGGTGAATACCACCTTTGGTAAATCGGGTACGGCGAATGCCTTCCAGACCACGATTGATATTGGTCTGACTACTGCACAAACCGCACGGGCTACTCTGGACGCTGCGCTTGTATCGTCGGCTACCAATAACATTGGTACCACGGATGTGACCATCACCGGTACGTTCACTGCGGCTGGCGGCAATCCTACGGCTGGTGCAGTTGTTGTCACGGTTGAGTATATCCAGCGCAACGCTGACGGTTCGCAAGCTCCTGCTTATAACCAAAACTGATTAGGGGGCTGAGATGCGCCCTGTTAGAGTTACGTTAACAGCCGCCGGGGTTTCGGCCCCGGTTATTTTGGATACCTACCGAAACCCATTTAGCGTGGGGATTGGCGTCACGAAGACGGGTACTGTCGACTATTCGGTGGAATACACCTACGACGACGTTTTCTCCAGCACGTTTAATCCTGCTACGGCTGGGTGGTTCGTTATGTCTGCGTTCCCGCTTACTACGGCTACATCCAAGGACGGGACGATTTCTTCTCCTGTAACGGCTGTACGTTTGAACGCTGTTACGATTACGTCAGGATCGCTCGTTATGACCGTGATCCAAGCCGGTATGCCGGGGAGTTGATTATGGCTATTGACACTGCTGCACTGCGGAAATTCCAAGACTTGTGGGGTCCGGTCCTTGAGGCCATCCCTGCGGTTTTGGAAGCCACCGCTAAGAAAGCCGACGTAGAGCGAGAACTGCGTATCAAGCAAATCGAAATTGACGAGGCTGGCAAAAAGATTGACGCCGCTTTTGTTGAGGCTGATAAGCGTCTGTCTTCGGTTAATTCCGAGATGGAGCAGGCCATGCAGCAAAAAGAAAAAGCTTTGGCTGAGATCGAAGCCGCCAAGAAAGCTCAGGCTGAGAAAGCCGCTGCGGCTGAAAAAGCCTTTAGTGTGACTGAGATGGAGTGGGTCCAAAAGACTTCCGCGTTGCAGGCTCAGTTTGCTAAGGTCGAAGCTAATCTCGCTCAGAAGCTTGCCGATGCTGACGCTCAATACGCAGAAAAAACCGCTGCGTTGGAAGCTGATGTGAAGGATCTTGAGAAGCGTAAAGCTGCTGCTGAAAAGGCTCTGGACGCGCTGCGTAGCAAACTGGGGTAAGTTGTGGCGACTACTCGCTCCAACCTACAAGAAGGGCTGGATAGTGGTGAATACGAGTACACCCATGTGGTTGCTACGGTCACTGCTTCCGGCCCTACTACCATTTATACGCCAGCATCAGGCAAACTGATTAGGCTGCGTTGGATTTACGCAATTAACGATCCCGGCTCTTCAGCTTCACCTTTAATTAGGGTGTTTCTTGGAGCGCAAGAATATTATCGAGTCTTTGCTCTGAGTAAACGGCAAGCGATTAGCGGGCCTATTGATGGGCCTCTGATTATCAACTTGAGCGAAGCCGCAGAAGTGGCCGTAACTGCTATATTGGAAGAAGTGTGATGCCCGATCTTAGCGGTCAAATGGGTGAGCTACGTTTCACCCTCCAGATTAAGAGAAAAGAAACCGGCCTGACAGACACTGTTGAGTTGGTCGGTTACTTGGACGAAGAGAAACTGAAGGAATTGCAAAATGGCAGTAACTCACTCGACAGCAGCACGGAACGCAGCGACTGACGCTGTTACCGCATTACTGAACGCCAGCGGGGCAGGGAAGTTAGTATTCCGTACATCACCTTCTTCGGTGACAGTCCCCGGCACTGCGGTTGCTACGTTGACTTTTAGTGCTACGGCCTTCGGCGCATCATCCAGCGGCATAGCTACAGCCAACGCTATTACTAGCGATACTAACGCGACCGGCAACGCTTCCTCGGTGCAATTTGCGACACTTCAAACTGGGGCAGGAGTAGTCGTCATTCAATGTTCGGTAGCAGCGAGCGCCAGCGATATCAACCTGACTAATGGACTGACTGTATCAGCGGGTGATACGGTGTCTTGTTCAAGCCTGACCTACACTGCACTGACCGCATAACATGGCGATTAGGCACGTTTACAGCCAAACGGTTGCAGACGGCACCGCAACCAGCGTAGTTCGCCCAAGCGACTGGAACAGTGTTCATAATCAGACGCTCTTTATTGCTGGTAATACGGCGGGCGCGTCTTCGATTAGTGGCAGTGATATCTATTGGGCGGGTGGTAGTAACGTCACTCTGAGCGCCAACGGTTCGACCGTCAGTGTTATTGGCGTAGCTGCACAAACTGTAGATACAAACAAGGCCGGTACGGGCTTTACTTCTACTACAACGGCGGGCACCGCCGTAACGGCTGCGTTGGGTACCAATGGCCTATCAATGGCCGTGCCTCAGTTCCTTACCACATATGTTAACGACCTCACTTCAGGTCGGGCCGGGACGGGCTTTACCTCTACTACGACGGCAGGCACCGCCGTAACGGCTGCACTAGGCACCAACGGCCTCTCGATGGCTGTACCTCAGTTCATTACTACTTACGTTAATGACCTGACTTCTGGCCGTGCAGGAACCGGATTCACTTCTACAACTACTGCGGGCACAGCCGTAACAGCGGCACTCGGTACTAACGGCCTTTCGATGGCCGTGCCGAACTTTATCACCACCTACGTCAATGATCTGACCTCGGGTCGGGCTGGAACTGGGTTTACATCTACGACGACCGCCGGTACGGCGATCACTGCCGCGCTTGGCACTAATGGCCTGTCAATGGCTGTGCCTAACTTCATCACCACCTACGTCAACGATCTCACTTCCGGGCGTGCGGGTACAGGCTCAACGACTGCTGGCACC